CGTTTTATGACCGCATGAAGGCCACGGCCGAGCGGCTGATTGACCGCTTCGGCTACGCCACGAAGCTCGAGCGCGACGGTGCACCGACCGGGCCGCCGCACAACCCGCAGCCCGGGCCCGCAACGCAGCACGACTGCAAGGTGGTGGAGCTGGACTACAGCCTGACGGACCGCGATGCCACCCTGGTGCAGAAGGGTGACAAGTTGGGTCTGATCTCCACTGCTGTCGACGTCCTGCCTGGTAAGGATGACCGGCTGATGCTGGGCGGACAGCTGTACCACTTCATCGACCTGCAGTCGCTGTCCCCTGGAGGGCAGGTGCTGCTCTACGAGTTCCACGCCCGACGCTGATGGCCGACTACACACCCCGCGAGCTGGAACTGCTGGCACGGCGCCTGGAGCCGGCCATGCGCCAGGCGTTCGAGCAGGCCATCGCCGGCGTGCGATCGCAGGTGCAGCTGGAGCTGCTGGCCAGCCTGTTGCAGGCCGGCCAAGTCGATGCCGTGCTGGAGGCGCTGGGCTTCGATGCAGAGCGATTCTCCCCGCTGGCAGAGCAGGTGCGCCAGGCGTTCATCACCGGTAGCGACGTGGGGATGAGAGAACTGCCGGCGGTATCGCTGCGGCAGCAGGTGCGCGGGCGGTACAACCCGGCCAACGACACGCCGCTGCTGCGGTTTGGCTTCGACATGCGTAACCGCGGCGTCGAGGATTGGCTGCGCGACAATTCCTCCCGCCTGATCACCGGTGTGGTGGATGATCAGCGGGTGCTGGTGCGCCAGTTGCTGACCCGCGGCATGGCCACCGGCACCAATCCGCGCCAGACCGCCCTGGAGCTGGTCGGGCGCGTGGGCGAAACCGGCCGCCGCAGTGGTGGCGTGGTTGGCCTCACCGCGCAGCAGGCCCAGTTCGTGGCCAACGTGCGGCGGCAGCTGGCCAGTGGCGACCCTGCACAGATGGCCGAGTACTTCGGTCGGAAGCGCAGGGACAAGCGGCTGGACGGCATCGTCAGCCGTGCGATCAAGGCCGGCAAGCCGGTATCGGCGGCGGACATCGAGAAGATCGCCGGTAGATATGCGGATCGGCTTCTGGCGCTGCGCGGCGAGATGATTGCGCGCACTGAGTCGCTGACGTCCATGGCAGCCGGCCGTGAGGAGGCGTTTCGGCAGCAGATCGAATCGGGGCGGCTGGCACCGGAGAACGTGACAGGTACCTGGTCCGCCACTGGCGATGAGCGCACGCGGCACAGCCACCAAGCGATGAACGGGCAGGTGCGCCGTTTCGGGGAGCCATTCCAGACACCCAGCGGCGCGCTGATGCGCTTCCCGGGCGATAACTCACTCGGCGCTGGACCGGAGGAAACCATTGGATGCCGGTGCACCAAGCACTACCGGGTAGACATGGCAGCGGAGGTGAGGCGTGGCCAATAAGTTTGGCGACCAGGTCCGCGCCTTCGCGGAGAAGGCCAAGGCCATGCAGGGCGTGATCTTCCGCGAGTCGGCCACCAAGCTGATGGAGGAAGCCAGCACGCCCGAGGGCCAGGGCGGGAAGATGCCTGTCGATACCGGTTTCCTGCGCAACTCGGCCGCCGCATCGATCGAGGGAATGCCGGACGACGGCGCCCTGACGCCGGCGCTGGTGTTCGCCACCATGGAGCTGGGGCAGACCGTGTGGGCCGGTTGGACCGCGAAGTACGCTATGCGCATGGAGCATGGGTTCTTCGGAGAGGATGCGCTGGGCAGGAAGTACGCCCAGGCTGGCAAGGGCTTCGCGCGGGCGGCAGCACAGCGTTGGGACTTCATCGTGGCCGAGGTGGCCGCTGACGTGAAAGGACGGATGGGATGAGCGATTCCGCGATCTATGACGCATTCGCCACCCTGGTGGGCGAGTTCGCGGCGGCGCAGGGCCTGGCGTGCTCCTACCCTGGGCAGGGGTTCACCCCACCTACTGGCACCGGCGCCCGCTGGCTGGAGCTGCAGTGGTTCCCCAACCAGACCCAGAATTACGGCCTAGCTGACGATGGTCCGTCGCTGCTGCAGGGCTTCGGCCAGCTGTCGGCCTGCTACCGGCCCGGGCAGGGGATCATGGTGGGCACGGCGATCACGGACCAGATCATCGCCGCCTTCGCCAAGGGCACGACCTTCGCGGGCGTGCGGGTCGACCAGAAGCCGTGGACGTCCAGCATCATTCAGGACCCGGAGCGGGTCATGCACCCGGTGACCATTCGCTGGCGAGGGTTCGTTTCGGGGTAGACTCCGGCCATGAGCCCCAAGCCGCCCAACCTGCACCTGGTCAGCAGCAACGAGATCCCCAACGAGGGTGAGCTGCAGGCCATGCGCGATGCCATCACTCGCATGAAGCGGAATCGGCAGCTGCTGGACGAGTTCTGCGTCGAGCAGGCGCGGTTCGTCCGCGCGGAATACCTGGCCTATGTGGATGCGGGGTTCACTCGGCCGCAGGCCATGCAGCTGGTGGCGGCAAAGCTCAGCCCGGCCAAGAAGTAACGACAGCACCGACCGCAAATTATTCCTGAATCTATTCCAGAGGCCCGCCCACCAGCGGGCCTTTCGCTTTTCCAACGACCCCGCCCCGTGGCGGGTTTTTTATTGCCCGACCACAGGAGATACGGCTATGGCCGCTGAAGCAAAAACCAACGCAGGTTCCAAACTCTTCATCTGCGTACTCCCCCAAAACGAAGACCTGACCGCCACCGGGTTCGCCGCTCTCACCTTCGTCCAGGTGAAGAAGGTGGGCAGCATCGGCGAGCGCGGCATCAACACCAACGTCGTGCAGTACGACACGCTGGATACCCTGGTGGCCCTGAAGGGCAAGGGCATCACCAACGCCGGTGATCCCCAGATCGAGGTGGCTGAGGATCTGGCGGACCCGGGTCAGGTGGCCATGCGTGCTGCCGGCGCCCCGGACGTGCCGGACACCTACGCGTTCAAGATCGAGCGCGCCGATGGTTCCATCGAGTACCTGCGCGGCCTGGTCACAGGCCCGAACGTCCCGGGCGGCCGCAACGAGGACTTCATCCTCAACACCTACACGCTGGGCCTGAACCAGGTGCCGGTGGTCGTGCCCGCCCCGTAACCCGAACACTCCGGGGGATAGGGCGGCCGCCTGACAAGCCGGATCTGATCCGGCCGGCTTCCCCCGGGGCTCTCTACCGGATCGTTTCCAAGGATCCCGAACATGACCGAACTGTCCAACATCGTGGCGGCCGAGCGCCGTCTGGAACTGCTGCACCCGGCAACCCAGGAGCCGGTGGGCTTGGTGCTGGTCCTGCTGCCCGACACGCACCCGCAGGTGAAGGCCGCAGCCCGCAAGTCCATCAACGATCGCATCAACCACCGCGGCAAGGTGACCGCCGAACAGATCGAAGGCAACCGCATCGCCATGCTGGCCGCCTCGGTGGGTGGCTGGGAGTGGCAGGGCGATCTGACCTTCCACGGTGAGAAGCCGGACTTCCAGGACCAGACCCTGCGGCAGCTGCTGAAGGAACTGCCCTGGGTGGCAGAGCAGGCCGACGCCGCCCTGAGCGAGCGGGCCGAGTTCTTTCGCCGACCTGACGAAACGGACGGCTGAGGCCGTCTACATCGCCGTCCGCTACGACATGGCGGATGAGAACGGCGAAACCCGCCGGCAACGCAACGAGCGATTCGGCCTGGCCGGGTCCCCCGAGCAGGAGATCCCCGGGGCCGCTGCCCACGTGTGGGGCTGGTTCTGGGAGCTGTCCGGGCGCCGGCACAGCGGGCCGGAAGCGTTGACGTTTGCTGACATCGGCCAATGGGCCTCCCTCCTGCAGATCGAACCGATGCCGGAGGAAGTCCAGATGCTGATGGCGATGGATGACCAGTACCTGCGCGCGGTGCGCGAAGACCAGAAGGCCGCGCGTGAGCGGGCCCAGCAGCAGTAGCACAGGAGCCCCGGATGGACATCGCAGAGCTTGGGTACAAGGTCGACAGCAGCGGCCTGGTGGAGGGCACCAAGGCCCTGGACGAGAATGCCGCTGCCGCCGATCGTGCCGGTGGTGCTGCTGACCGGCTGGACCGCGAGTACTCGGCGCTGGCCCGGACCGTGGAGCGCTCTTCCAGTGCCCTCGGTGATCGCCTGGGCGGGGCGCTGGACCGCATCGGCACCGGCACTGGCGCGGTCATCAGTGAGCTGCAGACCCTCAACCGGACGAACGCGGAGATCCTGGCTTCGCTGGGCGCGCTGGACGGGAAGCTGGCCAGCACCGCAAGCCAGGCGCAGGCCTACGGCGCAGCCGGTGCTGCTGCAGCCGCATCCACCGCCCAGGTGGCCACGGCGAGCCAGCAGCTTGAACCGCGACTGCAGCAACAGGAGGCGCGCTACAAGGCCGTGGCGCAGCAGGCCATGGCTTGGACGCAGGGCAACCAGGCCGCCAACCTGTCGGAGCGAGCGCTGGCCGAAGCTGCCCGTGATGCTGCCCTGGGCATTGACCACAAGGCGCGGGCCATGGCCGGCGCTGGGAGCGAGCAGGACCGGATGACCGCACGTGCGCGCGCCCTGCAGGAAGCCGAGGCGAGGGCAGCCAACGAGGTCCGGCAGGCCGCTGCCGCTGCTGAGGCGCAGCAGATCAACCTGAAGCAGCTGCTGGGCCAGATCGACCCGACGGTGGGTGCGCTGAACCGTCTTGCGGCAATGGAAGAGCGGCTGGAGCGCGCCCACAAGGCCGGGCTGGTCAATCCGGCGGTGTTCGATCAGTACCAAACCAAGATCGACGCCATGCGCACGTCGGTGCTCAACGCCACCGGTGCGCAGAACGGCATGGGCATGTCGGCGCGGCAGCTGCAGAACAACCTGCGCATGATCCCCATGCAGGTGACCGACATCACCACCAGCCTCATCAGCGGGCAGCCGGCGTGGATGGTGGCCATCCAGCAGGGCGGCCAGCTGAAGGACCAGTTCGGGGGTATCGGCCCTGCCGCGCGTGCTGTGAGTGGCTACGTGGTGGGCCTCATCAACCCGCTGACGATCACGGCTGCCGCACTGGCTGCCTTGGCCATCGCAGCGAAGCAGTCGGAAGATCAGCTGTTCGAGTTCCAGAAGGCGCAGATCCTGAGCGGGCAGGGTGCCGCCCTCGGTGCCGCCGGCTTCTTGGAGCTGGCCGGCAGTATCGACCATCTGCAGGGGGTGTCCCGCGGCGGCGCCGTGGCTGCGCTGACCGAGACGGCCAAAGCCGGCCGCTATGCCGGCGAGCAGTTCGAAATGGTTGCCGCTGCTGCCGCACGTATGGAAGCGTCGACCGGTCGTTCCCTGGCCGCGACGGTCAGCGCCTTCGACACGATTGCCAAGGACCCGGTCGAAGGGCTGCTGAAGCTCAACGATGCGGAGCGCTTCCTGACCGCCGCGCAGCTGCAGCGCATCACCGTCCTGCGGGATGAGGGGCGCTCGCAGGACGCGGCCAACGAGGCCATCCAGATCTACGCAACGCACCTGAACGACGTAGCAGACCGCACTGAAGCGGTGATGCCGGCAATGTCCAAGGGCTGGCGCGACATCAAGGACGACATCGGCGGCGCCTGGGGCGCGCTGGGCAGCTTCACCAGCGCTGTGGTGGATCTGGCAGGGGAATGGGGCGTGCTGGCGCGCCTGCCGCGCCTGAGCGACATGCTGGGGCTGGGCGTCGCTGGCGGCGCCTTGGTGAAGAACCTGGGCCTGCCGTCCTTCACTGAAGCGCTGAACGGTGCCGCGGCGGCCATGCGTGGCTTGCCGCCCTTGCCGAAGCCAATCGACGAAGGCGGAGCGCTCGATCCCAAGACCGCACGCGACCTCGCTGCTGTCACCCAGGAGCGCGCCACGTCGGAGCAGGCAGCAGCGGAGGCCATCAACGCCCAGGTTGCCGGGCTCGACCGGGCGACGGCGAGGGAAGCGGCACGGCTGAAGATCATCGCCCAGTACAACAAGCTGGCCGACAACGACGCCCGGCACTTCGACGGCTCGATGCAGCGGCTGATCGCCAAAGCCCAGGCGGACGTCGACAAGCAGTTCAACCGCCGGGAGGGTGTTGGCAAGCGCAATGGGGACGACAGCGCGGCGCAGAGCATGCTGGCTGCGGCCCAGCGCCAGATCGAGGCCAACAAGCAGCTGGCCGAAACCGGCGTGAAGGTGACCGAGAGCGAGCGTCAGGCGATGGCGATCGAGCAGGTGCTGGCCAAGGGCAAGAACACCATGACGGCCTCCACCCGGACGCTGCTGGAGGCGGCCAAGGAGGAGCTGATCACGTCCGGCCAGAAGGCGGCTGCGTACACCAAGGAGAAGGAGGCCGCAGAGGCGCTGGCCCGGCAGCAGGCCATCCTCGCGCAGGCCGGGGCCAATCGTGATCGCTCGAACGAGCTGGACCTGATGAACATGGCCGGTGGTTCTGATGCAGTGGCCATGCTGCGCCGGCAGCTCGATATCCAGCGCGAGTACCAGGACGAGCTGAAGCGCATGGGCAGCCGCGACGTGGCCAAGGACAAGGAGACCTGGGACCTGATGGCTGCGAACGCCGCAGCGTTCCGTGATTCCGAGCTGGCCAAG